CGAAGCCGCCCGGCAATACTTCCAGCATGAGCAGATCTGGCTCGCCCCGTGGCTCCAGATCCTGCCCTACGAACTGGAACACGCCCAGTGGCCCGAAACCACCAGCAGTGCCGGGAAATACGAGCGGATCAAGGCGTCCGACCACGCGCTCGACTGCGTGGAGCATATTCTCTCGCGCCACCCCCGAGGCCGGGTCGCCGAACCCCCGCCCAGTTTGCCGGCCCTCTACAGTATTCAGCCCATGGGCGAGCCGCTGCGGCGGAAAGTCCGCGACCCCGCCGACAGCCACCTAGGAGCGCAGTAATGTCCGAGGACCGTCTCGCCACCCTGGAAGCCAAACTCGCCTTTGTGTTTCAGGTCATCGCCCTCACCCAGACCAGTGCGGACGGCACCCGCGTGACCAAACCGCTCGGCGCCGTCTTTCAGGAGACCCAGACCCATGCTGACACGGCTACGCCACCACCTGCGGCAGTGGCTCTGCCCCACGCCGAACCCCGTATCCTCACCGGACCCGGCCCGGATGGCACGCCTTGAACGCCGGATCGCCGACCTCGAACAGCGCCTGGCGGACCCCCCGTCCCCGCCAGTCCTCGCCGTGGATATGGACGCCCATCTAGGAGCCAACTGATGCCAACCGTTGACGGACAGCGTTTCCCCTACACAAAAGAAGGTCAAGCCGACGCCGCGACGGCCAGACGACGACGGGCATCCACGAACCCCACGCATCGCCCCGATCTGGAAGGGACGCCGACGAGACGGCGCCCCCCGGTCGAGCCCCCGGCCGGCCTGACGCATCCGCCGGCGGGTCCCGCCGCCAGCCCAGAGGGCGCGACCAACGCGATGATCATCCAGCAGCTCATGAAAGAATTCCAACAGCCGCAGCGCCGCACCGTGGATCAGCCCGCCACACCGAAACGCGGCATCGCTCGACCGGAGCCGCCCCCTGGCTACGGGCCTGGTGGACAACCCGGCGCGGCCTTTTTCCGGCATGGGGCTCCTGGCCGGCGCGGCTTCCCCGTGCCCTCGGCGCCCACGACTATCCCGTCTAAGTCCCGACTCTAGGATGCGCTATGCCCTCCAAGGCTGAGAATCTCGTCACCTATACGACTGACTACAACCGCCTGCGGACGCAGAAGGCCCGTGAGGCCGGCTCGGTCGAACTCCGTATCCTGACCAATCTCGCCTTCGTCTCGGGCGAACACTGGGTGGGGAGTAGCGCCCGGAAACTCTTCACCCGGAAACGCGACCCCAATAAGCTCCATCTGGTCTTCAATCTGCTCGGCCAACTGCTCTACAAGATGCTCGGGCGGCTGACCAGTATCGCGCCGGTCTTCAAGGCCCGTGCCGATAAACAGGACCCGGAGTCGCTGGCCAAAACCGAGGTCGTCAACAAACTCATCAAGGCCCTCGATGAAAAGCTCGACCAGCCCGCCCGTACCTGGGAACTGCTCTGGTGGATGGCGATTGGCGGCGTGGCCTTCGAGCATGTCCCGTGGATCAAGGACGCGACCATGGAACCGCTGCCCCGGTTCGATGAGTTCACCAACGAACTCCAGTGGACCGATACCGTGTCAGGGGAGACGGTGCCAGAATCCGCCCGGCAGGAGCGCCTCGCGCAGGGCGCCCCCAAGGAACAGTTCGTGGTCATCGAGGATATGGTCCTGGCCGGAGATGTGGGCAGTGAGGTCCTCAGTCCCCTGCAGGTCTTTATCGACGCCTCGGTGCGGTCCATTGCGGACCTGTCTCCCGATCAGGCCGTCTATATCGCCAAGATTCGCACCACCGGCTGGATCAAGGCCAACTACGATGTCAGCGAAACAACCCTCCAGAACCTGAAGGACACGGCGGAAGTGCGGATTCTCACGACGGATCTCAATTCGCTGGGGGCTCCCACCGAAGCCGTCCATTTGCAGGATCTGATTCCCCGCGTCCAGGGCACCCGTGACAAGAAGGACCCGGATCTCGCCGTGGTCGTGGAACGCTATCAGCCCATCTCCGAGGAGAACCCCCGTGGCCGCTACTCGGTCTTCGTGCCGGATGAAGAGATCCTGCTCGATGAAGACAGTCCCTACGAATCCATCCCGCTGGTGGATTTCCACTGGGCACCGACGACCCTCAGTTTCTGGAACAGTGATTACGTCTCGGACCTGATTCCCCCACAGCGGTTTCTCAATAAACGGCTGTCCCAACTGGGCGAACAGTCCAATGCGTCCCTCTACGCCAATGAACTCCTCGGCCAGGGCATCAAACGGGAGGACATCCCCGCCGATTACCCGGCCCCGATTGAAAACGGGCTGAACGATCAGGGCGTGAAGATGATCCAGCGCCGGGATCCGCCCCAACTCCCAACCTGGTACATGCCGTCCATCGACCTGACCGTCAAACTCATGCGGGAGATTGCCGGTGGGGTGGATCTGTTTCAGGAACAGAAATTCCCCGGCCAGTTGCGCGGGCCGATGGCCGTCCCCATGTTGCAGGAGATGATCGATACCCAGTGGGGCAATCTCTACCTCCATATCGGGAAGCAACTCGCGGCGGTCAAGGATATGCGGATCAATCGGGTCAAAGAGTACTACCCGCCCTTCCGCACCCTCCACTACACCGACCGGTCCATGCGGGACGAGGTGTTTGTCTTCCAGACCTCCGAGATTCTCCAGGCCGGGACGGATTATTCGGTCACCGTCGAGCGGGGGAGCCTGATTCCTGAGTTCCGCGCCCTTCGAGAAGCCCGGATCCGTGAACATCTCCAGTCGCCGCTCAGTGTGCTCTATATGGACGAGCGTACGGGTCGGATCGACAAGGAAAAGATTGCCGCCGACCTCGAGATGGGCGATCTCGGCCGCGAGAGCCGGGAAACCACCTACCGGAAGCTGGGGATGGCGTTAGTGGAGCGATTGTGGCAGGGGGAACAGATTCCCGAGCATCTGCCCATGCCGTTCTGGAATCTGCGGGTCATCATGGACGAACTGGAGTCCCAGATGGCGACGACCGAGTTTCTCTCGGCCTCCCCCGAACTTCAGCAGGGGTTCGTGACTTTCTGGAACCGCTGCCGCCAGATCCTGATGCAGGCGTCCGAACGCCGGTCGCAGGGGATGCAGCAAGCCCAGGTGCAGAGTGCTGTGGCGCAGGCCACCCAGCAAGCTGCCGCCAAAGCCGCCGCTGAAGCCGTGGACATGGCGCTCGATCAGGTGCAGGCCGCACAACAGGTCGCGCCACAAGCGCCACAAGAACTTATGCAAGCCTTCGCGCAGCAGCAACAGGGACCCCGAGGACCCCAGTAATGGCGACTCGTGTCAGTCTTGGATCGGTCCCGTGGCCCGCACGCCCGATGACGCCAGACGAACAGGGGCGTCTAGTGTCCCGTGCCCAACTCCTTGGGCTTGATCGTCCCGAGACACTGGGCGAGATGCCACTTAGTCCGGGTTCCCTCATGGGGGTGGCCCGGCGCGTTCCAGACTGGCTACGACGGATCAAACAGATGATGACCCCGCAGACGGGTGCCTCCACCGCCCGCACCGGCAAGGTCTTGCAACAAACGGTACTGAGTGACAAACCCTCACGGGTGAGCCGTCGTGGCTTTTTCACTGATCCGTTGCAGTCGCTTGCTGATACCAGTCGGTCACTGAAGGAACTGGGCCGACCGAAAGGCGTCGATGATCTTCCAGGTGGGGTCAATGATCCACGATGGGCCGACTCCACAGCAGGAGAGTTTGAAGATGCGATAGATGACGCGGAACGCCAGGGACTTCAACAAATTGGCGAATGGGTCGCTGATATCCCTAAGCAGACCGTGCAACATGTGAGCCCTGAAGGCGGTTCCAGTGTAATATCCGACATCCTGGAGGGAAAGGACGCATGGATCTTTCGCAATGTGCCGGGGCCGGGTGACTTTGGGTGGTCCGGTCATGAGAATATCCAAGAGATCAAAAGAGCTTCTGATACAGCGGAGCGGATTGGTGCCGTTGTCTCAGATCGTTCAGGAATCATGGGAGATATTGAATCAATCGGAAGAATCTGGACCGACCAAGCCATCAAGGAAGCCGCCGAAGCGACTGGGCAAAGCTACGACGAGGCGAAAGCCGAGGTTCGTCGTCTCGCACAGGAACCGGGGCCTGTTGCTCGGGGATCTGAAGGGATACGGCGTCGATTCGGACGCAGGAGACGGCCATGAAACGCCGATCAGCCGCCCCCAGCCAGAAGGGACCCGTCTCGCGCCGCAAGGTGTCGGTGACGATGCAGGAATATAAGGACGGCGACCTGAAGTCCTCCAGTGGGCAGACGGTGACGAACCCGACACAGGCGAAAGCAGCGGTAAAGAAGAAATGACCAGATGCCGCCTAGACATCCGGGTGATGTCTGTTACACTCTCTAGAGATTAGGGTAGATGCCCTAAGACTGCCTGAGATCGACTCAAGGCGAACACGATGCCGGAATACCGACCGGGCACTCGTCGGCAGACGAACACGCACGGGGCGACTCTGACATCACTCGATGAGGTGACACATGGCAGAGGAACTGGACAGCCCTCCCCTTGGAGAGGGCACTGTAAGTGAACCCACAGGCGATGGCGCCGAGAGCGCAGGAGGATCGTGGTCACCCGAGGTTCAGGCCGAATATACGAAGAAAACCCAGGCACTCGCTGAAGAGCGGAAATCCTGGGATTCCCAACGTACCCAGCAGAGCCAGCAACTGCAAAACTACGCCAATTACCTGAAGCAACAGGGCAGTGCCCATCAGAATCAGGTGCAACAGCAGCAGGCGCAGCAGAATCAGCAGCAGGCGCAGGCCGGGCAGTCATCGATGCTCGAGCAGTTACGGGGACTCCCGTATCTGACCGGGGATATGGCGGCGCAACTGGTGGAACGGCTCGTCAATGAAGGCATCTCGCCCATCCAGCAGCAGATGCAACAGCGTGATCAGGCGCTGGCGACCGTCTGGCAGGATCACAAGGGCCTGCGCGATCGGGTGGGAGATGAGTATGGGAAACAGGCCGAAAAGGATCTCGATGCCAGATTTCAGGAACTCCGCACCAAACACGGTCTGCCCGACGAGGAGGCCATCCGCGAACTCCAGAAGGATGTCTACTTCTCACATGAGGGCGACAACCTGAACAATGAATATCCCGATATGCTCGGGAAACGTGTGGATGGGTTGCGGAAAGCCTTTCGGGACATGGACCGGAAAGCCGCCATTCAGGCCAAGGCGTCCCCCTTCCCTTCACGGGGTGGGGAATCCTCACTGACCAGCGGTAAGACCGGCGGCTACAAATCGCCCGAGGAGCGGACGAATGAACTCTGGCCCATGTTGAATCCTGGGCAGACGGAATAGCGCCACCTCCTGAGTCGTGGCAGACGCCACGGGTAGGAGAATCATGGCGAGTACCACTGATGTTATCGAAGCCCTGAAGTATACCTACGGGGTAGATCAGGTCCTCTATCTCGTCAATCAGGAAGTCGTCTC